GGGAGCATCTAGCTAAATGGGAATGTACGCTTTTAGGCGTATGAGAGCGAGGAATGAGGCTGCTCAAAAGGCAGCTTCATTAACTCCAACTCTTGAAAAGCCAAAACCAAAACCAAAGCCCAAAAAGGTAAAACTAAATGGCGATAACTCTTGATGCAACTGTTGGCGGTGCTAACGCAAACACTTATATAACTCTTGCTGATGCAAACTCTTTTATCGAAGGGCTTGTTCTTAGTGATGATGCAGCAGCTTGGGATGGTTCAAGCAACGACAATAAAAATCGTGCTTTGTTTACAGCAGCCCAAAGAATAGACAGAGAGAAGTTTTTAGGAGCTAGGGTAGATGATACTCAGGCACTAGAATGGCCAAGATCAGGAGTAAGGAAGCCTGATACATACACCAACTTGTATGGATTAAGCTTTCCAAATAGATTAGTTGCTGATTATTACACTGATACTGAAATCCCAGATCGTGTAAAAAATGCACAAGTCATTTTGGCTGTCTATCTCAACAACAATAGGAACGGTTTGGAGTTGAGTGGTCTGGAAGATTTTGCAACAGTAAGTATTGGTAATATAAATGCAACCCCTAGATTTTTTGGTCAGGTTGGTATTGATCGAATCCCACCAATCGTTGACCACTATCTAATGGGTATTAGAATAGGTGGAAGAGCTAATATCGGCATCAAGAGGAGTTAACCATGGCTAGGGCTTTAGGAGTTGGTGCTGTTGATGGTTTCTATAATGTAGGAGCAGAAGTTATAACAGATACGGCAGCACATACAGGTCGTTTTAAACGCATTGACTTTTATGAAAATACACATATCACAACTCTTGTCACTGAAAACTATACAGGTAATTCTTTAAATGGTGAATCATTTCCAGCAGGCTTTATAATTGAGGGTGTATTCACCAGTATTACGCTCCAAAATGGAGCCTGTATAGCTTACAAAGTTTAATTATGTCCTATTCTGATTTCCCAGCAGCCAAAATCATCAATGATACAGCAGCCCATACTGGAAGGTTTGGCAAAGTTGTCGCATTACAAGATTCAGTGATAAACACTTTAGTCGCTGAAAATGTAACAGGTGATTTGACAGGTTTGCAGTTTAAATCCACTGCTGAAATATGTGGTGTCATTACAAGTGTCAAACTTGACAGTGGAACTGTTGTTGCTTATTCATTATGAGTCTTGCCAACGCACTAAAAAAAGCAGCATCAAAGACTTTGAGTAAGCTTGGAGGTGATGTAACTATCAGACAAGTAACGGCTGGCAGTTATAACACAACCACTGGAGCTATTACAGAATCCACATCTGATACTACCGTCAAAGGTGCGTTGACAAATGTAAACCGATCAGAAGTAAATGATCTGATTGAATCACAGGATAAAAGGTTAACAATATCAGCAGGAGATTTAACCTTTGTACCAACAACCAAAGACAGAGTTGTTATAAGCAGTGTTGAGTTTAAAATTATTCAAGTTGTGACAAATGAACAAAATAATACAGCAATAAGTTTTGATTTGATCCTGAGGTAAATATGACAAGACAAATAAGGTTAGATCAAATTGATGATGTTATGAGAGAAGCAGTGGAGGATTTAGTGGCTTCAACTACATTGGAGTGGACTAAAAGAGTGAAAAAAGCTACACCAGTTAGAGTTGTTTTTAAAGGTGAACCAAAAGGAGGTGGCCAACTTAGAGCAGCATGGCAGACAGATATTAAACCATTACAGGGAACGGTCACAAACAATTTACCTTATGCAGAGCCTGTTTGTTTTGGTGTTAACTTACCACCATCATGGGGTGGAACATATAGAACAAGACAAAAAACAGTTCCTGGTTTTCCTGAACTTATAGGCAAAGAGCTTGAACAATATGCTAGAAAAGAATATGAAAGAATTAAAAGAGGAATATAAATGGCTGCTGTAGATTTAAACACCGTAAGATCCACAATAGAAGCAAGACTTGCGACAGAACTTGCATCAAGTCCAGCTATTCCTGTTGTATTTAATAACATGGCATTTGATTCCACAACAGAAGATACCTTTGTACAATGCCTTACAAGTTTTGGTGCAAATGAATATCTAACTCAGGGAGATACAAGTAGCGCTACAAATAATATTGTCGGTTTGGTAATACTAAATATATTCACAGAAGAGGGTATCGGAGCAGGGTCTAATTATACGATTGGCAAGAGACTTAGGGACTTATACAATAGAGTGACAGTATCAAATGTTATTTTTGATTCTCCTGTAGGGCCTGAAGTGTTTACATCAAGTCCAGAAGGTAAGTTTCAAACACAAATCAGAATTACATTTGGAATATACGAGGATCTTTAGATGGAAATCACAGAAGAAATGCTTGATGCTATAGAAGCTGTTAAGGGCAGAAGAGAGCCTCAATATTGGGATAATCAATGCAGAAGATATATGGAAAAACAACAAGCAAATAAAAAGGCTGTAAAAAAGTCAGAAAAAGGTTAATATATTTATAAATCTTTCTTTTATTTGTTATGGCAAAGGTTAAAGGTGATGTTGGGCAAGTTAAATTTGATGACGCTGGCTCTTCAGTAAACCCTGTATTAGGAACTACAAGCTGGTCAATGTCTATCACTAAGGACATCCAGGAGACAACAGCACAAGGTGACACTTTCAAGCAGTTTGTTGGTGGTCTTATTGAAGGTGAAGGAAGTGCAGAACTTCTTTATGATGATTCAGCTTCTGGAGAAACAGCAACTTTTGTTGATGGTGTTTTAACAACTGGTGATCTTGGTACAGCAGCCTTTGAGCTTTTTCCAGACAGTTCAAGTGCTACAAAAAAAATATCATTCAATGGCATTATCACAAGTTTTGACCAAAGCTCTGCCCTTGGTGAGGCAAACACAATCAGCATCACATTCAAGCCAACTGGAACTATAACTTCAGCAATCTAATCTATTAATTAATCAACCCCAAATTTTATGACAAATCAAAGAACAGCAGACCTCCTCATCGGTGCATATAAAGATGAGATGACCGCAAGAAGAAAATATGAATTAAAAGATTCATCTGGCAAGGTTTTAACAACTTTATATTTTCCACCGATCACTAGATTTGACAGACAAAAGGCACAGCAGTTAGCGGGAACTGATGAAGCCTTAACTGTATCTACACAGTTGCTTTGTAAAATGGCACAGAAAGAAGATGGAACACCAGCTTTTGATATGTCAGATGCACCAATCTTGCAAAGGTCACTTCCAGAGAAGGTTTTAAATGATATAGAACTATTTTTATTTGATGTAACACTTGATCTTGATACAGCAAAAAACGAATAAAGCGAGATGCTTGGTTAAACTTTGAATTTTTTCTCGCAACAGAACTTGGTAAAACAGTAAATGAACTAAGAAACTCTATTTCAGAAGAGGAGTTGATATATTGGGTTGCATATTATGAAAATAAACATGAACAAGAAAAAAGGGCGCAGCAACGACAAAAACAGAAATTAGGGTAAACTAAGATAAAGACTTTTTTTATTTGTGGCACAGGCTAATGTAAGACTTACTGTTGATGCTAGTGGTGCTACTAGAGCTTTACAGGGTGTTCAGAATAAAACAAATCAACTACAAAGAGCATTTGGTGGTTTAAGAACTGCTATAGGTGGAATAGGAATAACTTTACTGGGAAAAAATGCAATACAGACAGCAACTAATTTTCAAAAATTAAATGTAAGATTAGGCTTATTGACTAAATCATCAGGAACTTTTGCCAGATCACAGCAAATCGCTGCTGATGCACAAAAAGCTTTTGGATTAAGTTCTACAGAAGCTCTTGAAGGAATTACAAATATAACAGCAAGACTAGCTCCTTTAGGTGTTGGAGTAGAAGATATAAAATCTACATTTTTTGGATTTAATACAGCTGCTAAATTAGCAGGTGCATCTACCATAGAGGCATCAAATGCTTTCAGGCAGTTAGCACAGGCTTTAGGTTCTGGAAGGTTACAAGGAGATGAATTTAGAAGTATATCTGAACAGATTCCAACAATACTTGCACCAATTGCTGAAGAATTAGATACAGACATTGGAAAACTAAAAGAATTTGCTTCTCAAGGAAAATTAACAAGTGATGTTGTACTTAGGGCATTAAGAAAAATAGAAAAAGATGGCGCTCCTGCTTTAAAAGAATTAATAAAAAATGACCCGACAATGGTATTTAAAATGTTAGGAAATGAAGCAGAAAACTTATCAAGAGCTTTTGGTGATTCTTTAACCCCTGTTGTATTACCTGTAATTAATGGATTAACAAAATTAACAGAAGTAGCAACTAACTTTATAAATTCTCCTATTGGTAAAACAGCATTATTATTTACAGGAATAGCTTTATCATTTAAAGCAACAACTGTAGCGGCAGGATTATTGGCCGCAGCAAAAACTATTCTTATTGCTAAATTTGCAGCAACTTCTGTAGGTGCAATAGCACTTGCAAAAGCAAATGCAACTGCTGCCCTTTCAACAAAAGCACTTGCTATTTCTACAGGAGCTTTGGCATTAGCAATGAATGCTTTGCCTTTAGTAGCTTTGGCTTCTGCTATTGGATTGGTTACAACAGCTATTATTAAACAAAACCAAGAAAGAAAGAAAAATAAAAAATTAATAGAAGAAGGAGATCAGGCAGCAATTAAAGCAGAAATAACACGATTAGAAATAGCTTTAAAACGAACACAAGAACAAAAAAGAGGAACAGCATTTAAATTTAAAGAAATAGCGAGACTTAAAGATGAAATAGAAATCATGAAGAAAAAATTAGGTGTCGCAAAACAACAGGAAATACAGGACAAGAAAAATGAACAGCAATTGGAAAGAATAAAAACTTTATATGGATCTATTGCCAATACAATAGAAACTGGTTTGGTTGATGCAATAGATGGTGCAATAAAAGGAACTAAAACATTAGGAGAAGTAGCATCAAGTGTATTCGGTGCAATACAAAGAGCAATAATTCAATATGGTGTGGCTTCCTTTCTTGGTGGATTGCCTGGAGGAATAGGAAAATTCTTTTCAGGAGAAAGAGCTAATGGCGGCTCTGTTATGGCTAATAGATCTTATTTAGTAGGAGAACGTGGCCCTGAAGTATTTACACCATCCACAGCAGGTATGGTTTCTCCTAACAGTTCATTAGGAGGAGGACCAACAAATATTGTAGTAAATGTAGATGCTTCTGGTTCTGCTGTTGAGGGAGACAATCAAGGAGGAGAAGAATTAGGAAGAGTGTTATCTGTTGCAATACAATCAGAATTAATCAAACAAAAACGACCTGGAGGTTTACTCGCATAATGGCAACATTTCCTTCAATAAATCCAACTTATGGTATGCAGAAAAGGTCTGCACCATTAACAAGAACAGTACGTTTTGCAGATGGGTTTGAGCATAGAATTAAATTAGGATTAGCAGAGCATCAAAATCCTAAAGTTTATAATTTAGTTTTTAACGTATCTGAAACTCAAGCAGATACTATAGAAACCTTCCTTGATGCTCGTGCAAATGATAATGAAAGTTTTGATTTTACCGCTCCAGGAGAATCTACTGCGCAGAAATTTGTTTGCGAAACTTGGAATAAATCTATACCTTATAACAATAGGGCTACAATTCGCACAACATTTAGAGAAGTATTTGAACCATGAGTACTGCTCCGATTATCACTGATCTGCAAAAGATCAACCCTTCGGCAATAATTGAATTATTTACAATAACTACAGATGCAACTTTACATGGATCTGCAACAACATATCGGTTTCATAATGGAACGAGTTTAAATGCTAATGGCAATATTGTTTGGGCAAGTAATACATATACAAAAATGCCGATACAGGCAGAAGGTTTTGCTTTTACTAATGGACAACTACCAAGACCTACTTTGACAATCAGTAATGCTCTTGGAACTATTACTGCTATTTTGTTAAACGTTAATGCTGTAACGACAGGAAATGATTTAACAGGGTCAACTGTAACAAGAATTAGGACTTTGGCACGTTATCTTGATGCTGCTAACTTTTCTGGAGGTACAAATCCATTAGGTACACCAGACCCTACAGCAGAATTTCCGCAGGAAATATATAAAATTGATAGAAAATCAGCAGAAAATAGAGAGGTAGTTCAATTTGAATTAGCAGCAGTTTTTGATCTTGCTGGTGTTCGTGCGCCAAAAAGACAATGCACAAGAACAGAATTCCCTTCGATTGGTACGTTTATAGGATGAATTGGAAAGAAGAAGCACTTGTTCATGCGAAAGACCAAGACCCAAAAGAATCTTGTGGTTTATTGTTAAATATTCGAGGAAAAGAAAAATATTATCCTTGCCGCAATCTTTCAATGACAGATCATCAATGCTTTATTATTGATCCAGAAGATTATGTGAAGGCAGATAATACTGGAGAAATAATAGCAGTTGTTCATAGCCACCCTGTAACACCACCCACACCTAGTCAGGCAGATCAAATTGCTTGTGAACAAAGCAATCTTCCGTGGCATATAGTAAATCCAAAAACAGAAAAATGGGGTTATTGTGAGCCTTGTGGATATAAACCACCATTATTAGGTAGACCATGGGTTTGGGGTGTTACTGACTGCTGGAGTTTAGTGAGAGATTGGTATAAAGAAGATAAGAATATTGAACTTAGAGATTGGGATAGACCTACAACACCAGAAGAGTTTATTCTT